TCAGCGTGCCAGCTTATCGTTAAGCATCAGCACCTGTTCGCCATTCATTTCTTCAATCCACGCACCGTAGACTTCATAAACCATTTGCGCGTTTTCATGCCCCATCTGGCTGGCTATGAAAGACGGGTTAGCGCCGGCAGATAAAAGCCAGCAGGCAAAAGTATGCCGCGTATGGTACGGATTCCGGCGGCGAATACCAGCACGTTTTACAGCTGCGTTAAATCTGGAGCCGATACTCGATAAAGAGTAGTAGGCCTTCTGTATGCCCTTGCGCATCCTGGGCATGAAAACAAATCGCAGGTTTTGATATTCCATCGCACCATACTCACGGTGATGAAACACAATCTCGGTTTTGGGCTGTAACGAAGTCAGTTTACGCTGTGCCTTCAAGGCCTCTAGTGCTGGCTCTAATAGCGTGATAACGCGATCACCTGCATCGGTTTTTGGTGGGACGAACATTCCTAGCGCATTAAGGTTGCGCTGTATATGAGCCGTACCTTTTTCCCAGTCGATATCTTCCCAGGCAAGAGCTGCAAGCTCTCCATGACGGACACCAGTATAAACTGCGAACGTCCACATATTGAGGCTTTGGCCACGCTCGGATGCCGCAAGCAAACTAAACTCCTGCTTCGTTAAAGGATCCGGTTTTACTTTCCCTTTGTGTAGTTTCTTGATCCCTTCAAAGGGTTTGCCACTGATAAAGCCAGATTTGTGTGCAAACCGAAGAAGGGAGCACAGAAGCGATATATAGTTGTTCACGGTACGCACAGTGCGTCCCTGTTTGTTACTTCTGGGATTTGCCAGGTAAAGTGTCTCACCGTTCAACAGCTCCTTCCTGTATTTCAGAATGTCGCTGTGGCGTATAGTTGAAACAGGCGTATCTCCGTTAATGATGTGCATTAACGTACCGAGTTGTGAGCGCGTCTTACGCATGGTATTCGCGCTAATTTCGGTTTCTTTAATGCTCGTCCACAGTTCACACAGCTCTGAAAAGGTTTGAACTGAAACAGTGGTTACGGTTTTTTTTGCTCTGGACGATGAAGGAAAGCGCTGGTGGTAATCAAACTCTCCAAGGTTGATCTCACTAACGATCACAGCCCGAAGATTTCCGGCTTTTTTGATGTTCGCCGGAGTGTTAATCCAACCTTTGAGAATTTCGCGGCAACGCTTTCCCCGGTACATAAACCAGATACAAATCTTATTGTTTCTGATTTCGACACCTGTAGGCAAAGCTGCCATCTTACGCATCCCTTATTAACTGATTAATTCTCGGATAGTTGTACCAGGTTGTGCCACGCAAGGTTTTTTCTCCGGAAGGAGAAACCCGTTTAAAATGGACTCCTTCCACCCAGCAGCCCTGGCGATACTTCTCAATCTGTCGTTCGGTCAGGCCTGTTTTTTCTGTGAGTCTTGCGCCAACAACCCATTCTTCGTTAAAAATTACCTGCGACATGGTTCACCTCAGGTAACCGGCATGAGTATAGATATGCCGGTCTGTAGTCGTTGATATTTCAGTTTCAGTTTGCCTGGCCGGGCAGGGAACGCAGTCGGCGCATGCCGGTCATTGCTGTGGCCACGTAGCTTGCCTTGCAGTTGACCACTTCAACCCAGACCTTCACGCCTTCCACTCTCACCGTATAGGTCTCTTTCATCTTGCTGCGCCCATAGTCACCATATCTTTGCTGGTGGGCTGCGAGTGCGATTTCACATGCCTGGCGAGCCAAAGGGGATTGCTTACTGCCTCGATTAATCAGTCGCATTTCTTCTCCTTGAGGGAGGGTTTCCCCTCCCGATCTCGTTAGTCCACGTATTCCGGTTTCATATCCGCCAGAGTGATGCTGAACTGACCATGCAATTCATCGCCCAGATGACGTTTAGACGACGCAAGAACGCGCTCTACCTCTGCGAACCGCGCAGCTGCATCGGGTTCATCTGAAGGTGGCAAGGAATTGATGGCTGCTTCGACTTTGTTCCGCGCATCAACCAGGTAATAACGCTTCACGGCCTTGTTTTTCAGCTCAGTGAACAGGGCAGAACCCAGCGTTGCTTTCACGGTTTCAATATCTGCGCGCAGAGCTTTAGCGCTATCCACATCCTGAGCCGCCTCGATGCGGTCACGAAAATCATCAGCAAGTGCATCGATGTTTTGAGCTGATTCCTTAGCCGTTTGAGTCGTAGTGACGTTGTCACTTGAAATGTCAGCGAGGCTAACGTGCTGCGCCGGTGCCGGGTTTACCTCTAGTTCTTCACGGCGATCATCCAGTTCATCCGGGGTATAAACGCCCAGAATCACATCCGGGCAGAACAGTCTCGCCCAGCGTTTGACGGCCAGGTACGCCAGCTGCTGGCGAGGGTCGTCAGCCCATAGGGTAGAGTTTCGGGTTCTGGCCTGAGCCAGCAGTAAATCGAGTTCTCTTGGTTTATCCTCGCCTTTCAGGGTTGCGCTGATAATGATGCCAATCCCGGCTTCGTCAGCGAGGGTCCAGCCCGGGACGCGGTACTCGCCTTTATCGCCTTTACGGATATGGAATTTTCCAACAACCTTTTCCCATGGCCCGAACCAGTCATATTCAAAACGACTTGCCAGAACGCCGCTGCGTGAAATGACGGCATTAACCAGCTGCGCTTCATACCCGAGCACACCGTTAATCAGGTGCGTCTTCTGCGCCACGGCAAAGGGATTCATCTGCCACTGTGCCGCTTGCATCGCTACAGCCATGCAGTCGGCCTGATTGCCCTGCAGGTGCTTAGGAACGGTGGCGGTGCCCTGCGCCATAATCTGTGCGAACGTGCTGATGGCGTTCAGATATTGGGAATCGAACAAAGCCACGTTGGAGTTAATAACGGTGTTCTGGTCAGCAACGGTAACGTTAGTGTTATGCATAAATCCCCCTTAAGCCTGAGCGCGCAGCGCTTCGAGGCGGCGCAGGTCGAAGTCATTCAGTTCATCGGTGTAATCGGTAGTGATCGGCGCTGGCCATTCGCCCGTGTCGAATCCGGTTGCTATGGCGCGCATTGTTTTGCGGTACTCGAGCATGCCCAGCTCCAGCAGTTCAGTGGATGCCTCAATGATGGCAATCCAGTGGTAGTTCTCGTCTTTGTTGACGAAAATCCAGAAGAACTGGTCCAGCGCCGCGGTCTCGCAATACATAGCCGCACTGAGGTGGTAGTCCCGGTCAATGATTTCCCGATGCAGCCTGGCGCGCAGGCTTTCTTGCTTCACATTCCACATGCTGATGGTTTTCAAGTCAGCACCGATACGCACGCCGTCCAGTTCAATCTCGAGGTCAGGGCGTACACGCACTTCTAAACCTGTTTCGTCGTCAAAGCCGAAGTAACTCACTTCAACAGCGCGGCTTGGATGTGTCAGCAGCATGCCAGCGGTAGGGTGCGCCAGGAGTGCAGACTGAATTGCCCGCGCTGTGGCCAGTTGCTGGCGGGTAACCAGAATCTTGTCGCCAGGGTTGTCGCGCCAGGCATCCAAAAGTTCGTCGGCGAATATGGCATCGGGCTTAACCGACTTAACAGCCTGGATCATGTCCGTTTTGGTGCCGGACACTTTCAGCGGCGTCGGTTTCTGCGCTTCCTGTGCGACCAAATCAGGATTGATGATCGCTAATTGCTCGAGTAACGCATCACGGCTGCCGCTGGTTTTAACCGGTACGGGCAGGGTGGCGTTGTACTCTTTGATGCAGGCCTTCATCGCCGTTGCTGTCTGCTTCTGGCCTTCTTCAATACGCTGGTACTCAGCAGGGAGAGCCATATAGCTTTGAGCCGTTTCTTCCAGGCTGGCGCCAAGCGGCACTTGAGCGGGAAGGGCTGCGTTGTGTTCTTCAAGCAACGCTTTAATCTCGTCTGCGCTCAGCAGTGCCGGCAGGCTGGCGTTGTACGGGTCAATGAACTCGCGCAGGGTTGCGGTGGTAGTGAAAGCACCCTCTGGGATCTCAGGCTCCACGCTGAACTCTGCATCGAAGGTTTCCGGCTGCAGTGCAAGGGCGTGCACCAGGTTCCCCATGTCCAGAACTTTGGATGCTGTGCGCGGTATAGTTTTAGCCACATGGCGCGCGTTGAAGTACATCAGGCTGACGCGGGCATCTTTTACTTGGGTTGAGCTAATACCGTTTGCTGCGTGATAAACCTCATTCGGCAGACCTTCGTAGCGGCCAGGCTCGAAGTAAGCCGGGTATTCGATTACTGGCTCTGACTGCTTCTCTTCCGGCGCTACGGTAACTGCTTGCGTATTAGCTGCATCAGCGCCTTCGCCTGGTTGTACCGGATCAGTATTTTCGACTTTCTCTGGCTTAGCCGTTTCCATCTGGACATCACTGGTGGTCTCCGCTACGTTTTCCGTTTTTTCGACTTCATTTGAGGTGGTATTGATGCCCGGATTGTTATTTCCACCAATCAGGCCATCGATGGAGAACACGCCACTGCCGAGATTTTCAACCTGCGGTTGTTCAACTGGGGCTTCAGTCTCAACTACAGGAGTAGGCAACGGCAGTAATTCAACAGCAGAGTTAAATTCAACCGTCATGGTTTTATTCACAAACTCAAGATGAGCCGCTGGCGTGTGGTGGATATTCTCTGGTGCGATACGGATCAGATTGAAGATTGCCGCACGGTTCACCGCCAATATGCCTGGTTGATTGCGTAAGATTGAGCTCCATGACTTCCATGGTTCTTCTTTCTTCGCCACGATTTCTTTGGCACGTCGTAACACGCTTGAGGGGATTTCAAAGTGATGGAAATCCATAGGCAGCAGGGCACATGCGATCTCAAGATCGAGAGTGTCCAGAGTGTGATGAGCGCCTTCGCCGCGATCCGTTACATAACCACCGTCGGCATTAGTACCAGAATCGGTGCGCTGAACATTACTGATGCGATTACCGGCTGCCCACTCGCGAACGAGAATGCCGCGATCGATATAATCAGTCGCCGCCCAGATTCTGGTGAATCGGAGAACCAAAGCGAGTTCGTGACGCTTCTCCTGGCTGAACACTTTGCGAATGGCGTCGGTATAGCGCCACAGGTCTTTGGTATCGTAACCCTTCACCTCTTCGCAGTTTTCTGCCGCCAGCAGCAGGTTCTGGACATAGCTGTTGTCAGTGTCCATCTCCAGCGCGCTGATACCTTCGTATTCTTTGCGGGTTAAGTGGTGGCGCAATTCTTCACCGGTGAACTGGGCGAGTAGCTGCTTGCGGAAGGGCATACGAACGACTGGATAACGTGTGGCTTCGTCATCATTCTCGTCAATCTGGATACCGTTATCAGGTTCTGGATCATGACCGGTTGTTACGCCGGTGTTGCTGGTGCTTTCTGATTTGAGCAGAGAAAGCTTACCGTCTCTCCACTCTGCCACTAACTGATTGCGGTCGCCGGTATCTACTCTCAACCAGTCGGCCATGAAAGCAGCAAGCAGCTTAACTTCGTGCTCTTCATCTGACGCGAATACCTGCTTAATAGCCTGAACCAATTTCCACTCAGCGTTCAGGCTGAGTTCGGCAACTTCAGGGATGTCGTTCTTCGCCACCAGCAGGTTCTGGAGATATGTGTTGCCTTCATCCAGTGACATTTCGCTGGCAGCCAGCTGCTGCTCTTTAGTGATATGTGACTGGTATTTGTCGCTGGTCAGGTGGACGGCAAAACGGACCGCTGGAGTGCGGTTTTCGAGCGGGATACTTTCGACGGTAGTTTCGACTTCAACGGTCGTTTCCGGTGCGGCAGTTCTGTCCACGGGGCCAGCCGACTCAGCACCAGCCTTTGGCAGCCAGGTGCGTCCATCGTCCTGGAGTGCGTAGCGCTTGCACCATGTGTAATCCACGGTGCTTTCTTCAGGCAGATCGTTGTAAACAGGGAAATCGGTGCGAACCGGTTTGGCGTAATCCTTACCGCGTCCGGTTTCAATACCGGCATCTTCGAGCTCAACATCGAGCTGCAGGTTGGCACGGGCTTCTGATTTCGCAGTGAACCAAATCACTGCGTCTTCTTTGCCGGATTTCTGGGTAGCCTTAACTACATAGAAAAATTCCATGTGAGATCCTCTTTTTTGGATGTAAGATCCCCGGGCCAGAGAAAGCGCCCATTGGGTGAACTTTGGTTTTTTAAGTAGTTTTCCGGTGTAACTTTGGTCGGGAGCACCGGACGTACGGGCCGCCTTGCGCGGCTTTTACGTTATGCCTCGTGGGCCATCTGGTCGTACGAAGCACAACGTTCAGAGCAGTATTCTTTTTCTTTGCGCGCCAGCTGTGCGCCGTTGCAATAGAGAAGGGTACTTTTGACTACTTTCGCCGGTTCAACCGGCTTGCCGCAGTACCCGCATTTCGTTGAGTTACACATCTGGATTCCCCTTTTGCGCCAGCAGGTAGCACAGGCGGCGAAGAATCACCTCGAAGAAGTTCAGCTTTACAGCCTGCTGCCGTCCTGGTTTGCGTGCGAAATCAATCATTCTCACCCTCGTTTGCCTTATCGCCGGCCAGCGGAACGTTTACACCTGATGCGCGTTAATCTCTCCACCTCATCCGAATATTCGTATGCCATCGGCGGCTACTTCGTGGGCGTCCTGCCTTGGTGGAACGTGATGCGTCTTGTTGAGTTAGATTAAACACAAAGTTTAAGTTGCAGTCAACAAAATGAGTAATTTTAAATAAACAAAATGTTTATATGATGCTTATGGAGAGTGAAATTTTGTTCTTTGGAGGCAAAAAATTCGACGAAATGGTACAGGCAGAAAGTCCGGGGAATGGACGCTTAGTACAAGGGATGTGCTAGTTATTCGAGGCGCATAAAAAAAGGCCACTTTATGGCCATTTCTTATAGTAGATCTTTACGAATCATTGCTGAAAGGATTACTCAATCATCCTGCGAACGAATCCGGCCTTTCATATACTTATCATATAGTTCGTCCAGCTCTTTCAGGCGAAGCGCGAAGATGCGAAGCATGTTCTGTTGCTCTTCTTCGGGAAGCTGACGGTAAAGTTCCAACAGGCGTTGTTCGTCCGGCTTCAGTCCATCTTTCTCGCCAACATCTTGGCCAAGCAGCCACTCAAGGCTCACCCCAAGCGCATCCGCCAGCTTAATCGCTGAGCTTTTACCAATCGTCCCACGTACGAACCAGTTATTGACCGATTGAGCACTGACGCCACAAATACGGGCCATGTCTGATTTGGTCAACTTCTTGAGCTCAAGAACCTCGTTAAGCCGCTGAACTTGTGGGTGGTTAATCTGATGAGTTTTTTCTTTCATGGACGAATTCTAAACCAAATGTTTATTAGCTCAATATTCAAAATGTTGACATAAACATAAACAAAATGTTTAATTGCGTTGTTGTTACAGGAGCTATTTATGAAAGCAATTGATAAAGCAATTACTAAAGCAGGAACTGCTACGCGCTTAGCCCAACTGCTAACCGTAAGCGCCATGACTGTTAGTCATTGGCGAAATCGATATCAGGGCGTCGTCCCGGCAGATCGAGTTTTGCAAATTTATGGGGTTACCGGCGTAACTCCGCACGAGTTGCGCCCAGATCTCTACCCAAACCCAACAGACGGTTTACCCAAACAGGAGCCTTAACAAAATGCAGACTGTTTCATTCCAACAGAGTAACAGAGCTTCCTCTAATTCACTGATATTCCAGTGTCATCAAAGCGAATCGGCAGTGAAGGATATCGATCATCGCGATATCTGCTCAGCGGTACGAGCTTGGGCGGCGGCAGAAGGGCGCGTAGCTGTAGCACTTCAAATCCAAGAAGCGGCGGAAGAACTTCAACTTGATGGCGTGGATTTCTCAGGCCAGGCCGATGTCTGGAACGTGAAGCTGTTCCGCTGGCTCGACAACAAAGAAGACTCCGCATTGTACCGAAAGAACATCGAACAGCTGGTGCCCGCGATCATGTCCGTATTACCGCTTCGATACCGCGACCGTGTCGTTAAGAACGACTCGTTTGCCTACCGGATGGCCCGGCTGGAAAAAGAGGTGAGTGAGGCGAAGCAAGCTCTGATGCTAGATGCACCGAAGAAGGAAAAGCTAAAGGAGTTAGGAGAGGGGATTTTCGAAATGTTCAGAGTCGATCCGGACCTTACGGCGCCGCTGTTGGCGATGGTCACAACCATGTTGGGGGCAATGTGAAGACTTCAGAAAAGGCGAAAGCCGGTCTGCGCGAACAGAACCGACTTTCAGGTGCAAAAACGGAGTGTGATTGCGGAGCTAAGTATGTCAAACACAGCTGAAATTATCAATTTCCCCCACAGAACCGAACAACCGGGAGGTCGTATGGCCGACCTGTCGAACGGGTATACCAAGGTCGCTAACGAGATCCAGCAGCTCAAGCCTCGTCTGAGAATGTCAGGCCGGGAGTGGCAGTGTTTTGAGGCGGTGATCTGGCTTACCTACGGCTGGAACAAGAAACAGGACCGCGTTACGAACACAGTGATCGCTGAGCTTACAGGGCTAAGTGATTCCCACGTTTCGGATGCGCTCAAATCGCTCGCAGAACGCAAAATTATCTTCAGTCAGAAACAGGGCGTGATGAAAACAGTCGGTATAAATACTGACCTTTCTGCCTGGATTTTAGACAAACCGAAAACGGGAAAAACCTTCCCGAAATCGGGAAAAGTGTTACCGAAAACGGGAAAAACCTTCCCGGAAACGGTAGACACCCAAGACTATAACAAGAACAATATTAAAATATCCTCGTCTCGGAATTCTGACGAATCCCGAAACCAGAAAACTCAAAAGTTTCTCTCTCGACATCCAGAAGCTGCCGCCGGGATATACACCCCGGCAGGTAAATCATGGGGATCCGCTGACGACCTCAAGGCCGCACGCTGGATTTACGACAGGCTTCTCACTGTCAACGCATCGCTATCTGAACCCAACTGGGCTGAATGGGCAAACACCATCAGGCTGATGCGTGTTCAGGACATGCGAACGCACTACGAAATCTGTGACCTGTTCCAGTGGGCCAACCGGGATGAGTTCTGGAAAGACAACATCCTGAGCCCTTCGAGTCTGCGCAAGCAGTGGGATCAGCTCACCACCAAACGGCTGCGCGCAACCGGAACGGCAAAGCTATCCCGGGGCGGTATCGACCTGCATAACACCGACTGGATTGACGGGGTGCTGGAATGAAAAACCTCGCAGAGAGCATTCGCGATTTTGACCGGGAACAGGCTCGCCGGGTAGCGCACAACATGCCTGAGCAGTACACCGAACGCGAACAAACGCAGCAGGTGGCTCAGATTATCAACGGGCTGTTCGTACAGCTGGCGGCCGCGTTCCCGGCAAGCTTGGTTAATCGCAGCCAGGAAGACGTGAACGAGATCCGCCGTCAGTGGGTGCTGGCGTTCAAAGAAAACGGGATAACCAGCATGGAGCAGGTTGAGGCTGGCATGCGAATAGTTCGGAGACAGGAGCGTCCATTCCTGCCGTCGCCAGGCCAGTTCATCAAGTGGTGCAGGGAAGGGCGCTGCGTGCTAGGGATCACCACCGCTGACGTGATGGCTGAATACTGGAACTGGCGGAAGCTCGTGTTCCGGTATCCGAGCAGTGAGCAGTATCCCTGGCCAAAGCCGGTTTATTATCACATCTGTTTGGAGCTGCGACGCCGAGGAACCGATGGCCAATTGAGCCATAAAGAACTTGAGCGTGAAGCTGACGCTATTCTGGATATGTGGGAAAAGCGGGTGCTGGCCGGGAAGCCGATTCCGCCTGTTCGTCGGGCGTTGGCAGCGCCGGTATCGCCGAAGGAGCTGACACCGGCAGAGCTTTTGAAAGCTAAATATCAGCGGATGAAAGCCGATGGCAGGGCATAG